ATGAAGACTGCGGAGACATTCGCTGAATGTTCTACCGCAATAAGACTTCATGTTGGTGCTATTGTAGTTAAAGATGATAGAATCATTTCTATTGGTTACAATGGAATGCCTTCTGGTTGGGATAACAATTGTGAAGAAGCTGTCAATGTTAATCCAAGTGATCCGAGATATGATTACAATAATTTTACCAAAGAATTAAAAACTAAACCAGAGGTGATTCATGCTGAAACAAATGCGATTGCAAAACTTGCTAAGTCTAACGAATCTGGTTTGGGTGCTACTATGTTTATTACCCATGCTCCATGTATGGATTGTGCCAAACTGGTATACCAAAGTGGCATTAGCCATGTTCTATATCGCAACTCTTATCGGAGTGATGATGGCATCTCGTTTCTACAAAAAGCAGGAGTGACAGTTGAAAAAATATAGTGCAGAAGTTGTTGATGTTTGTAAGAACGGTGATGCAATACTTCAATTCTCAGATGAAATGATTAAAGACCTTGGTTGGAAACCAGGTGATGTAATCAAAATTTCAATGATAGAAGGTGTAGTGCATTTGAAAAATATTACTAAAGAGAAAGAAAATATGGCTAAGAAAAAAATTGTTCTCTATGAACAAGCACCTTACATACAGGGTTATAATTCTGCAATAGCTAAAGAAGAATTTTATAATCCATATGAAGATGTTGAAAATGCAGAAGCAGATGCAGAAGATTATGCTCGTGGTTATGATAATGGTTCAGAGGTTGAATGAGTATGTTAGTTATGCCAGATAATATGATTGGTAAACCTGTAGGTTTCACCTGTTCAACTTTTGATTTACTTCATGCTGGACATATTCTTATGTTGGCTGAATGTAAACAAGTTTGTGACTACTTGATTGTTGGTGTTCAAAGTGACCCAACTATTGATAGACCAGGAACTAAAAACAAACCAGTGCAGTCTATTGTTGAACGATATGTCCAACTCTCTGCGGTTAAGTTTGTAGATGAAATCATTGTCTACAACACCGAAAAAGACTTAGAAGATATGTTGATGTTTCTTCCGATTGGTGTTCGTATCATTGGTGAAGAATACAAAGACAAAGATTTTACAGGTAAACAAATCTGTGAAGACCGTGGTATCAAAATTTGGTTTAACTCTCGCACTCACCGGTTCAGTTCTTCTGAATTGAGACAGCGCACATATCAGTCGGAGATGGCAAAATCATTGAAGCCTGGTCCTGAACAAATGGGAAAATAAGATGAGTAAAACATTTACTGATGTTCAAATGTTTATGTTGGCCTCGGGTCAATCATTAAATACCAACAATGAAGAACAAGCACAACTATATCATAAATTAATTGTAGAAGAATATGAAGAATTTATTTCTGCAAGACAATATAATGATGATGTGGAAACAATTGACGCTTGCTTTGATATGCTTTGGGTTATTGTTGGTTACATGCACTCCCGTGGTTGGGATTGTAATGGCATTTGGGATGAAGGTGCGCTAAGTAATCTCAGAAAAATCGACAAAGAAACACGCAAAGTTATCAAACGTGAAGACGGCAAGATTTTGAAACCTGAAGGTTGGACTAAACCTGATTTTACTAAATTTGTTAAGGCAAACATCTAACATTGTTTATGTTATAATGTTTTTTTATGTTACAAACAAAGAAAGAGAATATGAATATTCGTGAAGTAGCAAAGAAGTTGGCAGTTGAATTCAAAATGCCAAGAGCAGAAAGGTACGATTTGTACCTGCGTGAGTTCGACAAACAAGTCGAAGTTCTTGGATGGGTTCAAGACCCAACCGCAGATATGAACGACTATCGTGGAAGGGAAATGCTGTTCCCCAAACGATGGGTTACCATCGGTGTCTTACCAGAGGGGACCATGATAAATGTATAGAGTCACCTATTTACTTGGTGGCTCTAAAGCAGTTGCTTCTAAGGAGTTTGATACTCTAAAAGAAGCGACTGATTTCTCTAATCAGCAACCAATCAATACAATTATAGAAATAAAATATTATGATAAAACTAATAACATTCAAAACTAATCAAACCATTCTTGGTGAAGTTGTAAGTGAAACTCCTACTCACATTACATTGAAACAAACTGTACAGGTTATTGTACAGCCAACTAAAGATGGTCCGATGATGGGTTTTTCTCCTTTCTTAGAATTTTCTGAAGAATTCAAAACAGGCATTTCATTGCCTAAAGAAAACATTCAATGCACTACAACACCTATTGTTGAGTTGGCAAACCAATACAATCAAGTATTTGGTTCAGGAATTCAAATTGCCTCTTCTATTCCTAAATTCTGATATAATGATTGAATGAATTATTATACTAATGTTGCCGCAATAGGCAACAACATTCTTTATCGTGGGGTAAAAGAAGGACGGCGTGTTAAGTTGGAAATTGCTTACACGCCGACTTTGTTTTTGCCATCCAACAAACAAACAAAATTCACATCATTAGATGATGAATATCTCGAGCCAATGAAGTTTGAAAACATTCGTGATGCTCGTGATTTCGTAAACAGGTATAAAGAAGTACAGAACTTTAAAATCTTTGGCAACAGTAACTATACCTATGCGTTCATTGCTGATGAACAAAAAGAAATGGTTGAATGGAAGATTGAAGACCTTTCAATTGCAGTAATAGATATTGAAGTTGGTTCTGAGAATGGATTCCCCGACCCATATCTTGCAAACGAACCAATCACTGCGATTTGTATTAAGTATCTCAATGGTCAAACAGTTGTGTTTGGTTGTGGTGATTATGATAAGAACCTTGACAAAGAAAATGATACTACGAATGTAACCTATGTCAAGTGTGAAGACGAATATAATCTATGCAAAAAGTTCCTGCGTTTTTGGGAAGAGAATTGCCCTGATGTAATTTCAGGATGGAACATTAAGTTCTTTGATATTCCATATTTGATTAATCGTTTCAATAAGATTCTTGGTGAAGACAATACTAAGAAGTTGTCACCATGGAATTATATCAGTAGCCGAAAAGCTATTATGAACAACCAAGAGTTGACTGCATATGAATTGGTCGGTGTATCTACACTAGACTATATTGAGTTATACAGATGGTATGCGCCAGGTGGTAAATCACAAGAGTCATATAGACTAGATGCGATTGCACAAGTAGAACTTGGTGAAGGCAAGATTTCATATGATGAGTATGATAATCTACATGCATTGTACCGATTGAATCATCAAAAGTTTATTGAGTACAACATCAAAGATGTTGTGTTGATTTTTAAACTTGAGAACAAACTGAAGTTGATTGAATTGGGTCTTACTCTTGCGTATGATACTAAAACAAACTTTGAAGATATCTTTGCACAAACAAGAATGTGGGATGCTCTAATCTACAATTACTTGTTGCAGAAGAACATCATTGTGCCACCGAAAGAAGAAAAACATAAGTCATCAGCCTTTGAGGGTGCATATGTTAAAGTGCCACAAGTCGGACTACATAATTATGTAGCATCGTTTGACTTGAACAGTTTGTATCCACACTTGATGATGCAATACAATATCTCACCAGAGACATTGGTTGAAGCTTCTGATTACACACCAGAAATGCGTGAAGTAATTATGCGTGGCGTTACTGTTGACAAGTTGTTAGAAAAAGAAGTTGATACTTCCAAACTAACGAATGTCACACTTACACCTAATGGTCAATTCTTCCGTACTGACAAACAAGGTTTCTTACCTAAGATGTTAGAAGAAATGTATGTTGACCGAAGTAAGTTTAAGAAGATGATGATTCAGGCGAAGAAAGACTATGAAGTCGAAACTGACCCGAACAAAAAGAAAGAATTAAAAAATAAGATTGCTCGATATGACAACTTGCAACTTGCAAAGAAAGTTTCACTAAACAGTGCCTATGGTGCTCTAGGGTCACAATACTTTAGGTTCTATGACCTGCGTATGGCTCTTGGTGTTACTACTGCTGGTCAGTTTTCTATTCGATGGATTGAGAAGAAACTCAACAACTATCTGAATAACCTATTGAAGACGAATGAAGATTACGTTATCGCCTCAGACACAGATTCGATTTATCTCCGTCTTGGTCCACTTGTTAACAAGGTGTATTCTGAGAAGACGGATGTTAATCAGATTATCTCCTTCATGGACCGTGTCTGTGAATATAAGATACAACCGTACATTGACCAGAGTTATCAGGAGCTTGCTACGTATGTTCACGCATACGCACAAAAAATGCAAATGAAACGTGAGGCATTGGCGAACAAAGGTATTTGGACTGCCAAGAAACGATACATTCTAAACGTGTATAACAATGAGGGAGTTGCATATAAAGAACCTCAAATGAAAGTTATGGGTCTTGAAATGATTAAGTCATCTACACCTGCGGCTATCCGTGAGAAGATGAAACAGACTATTAAGATTATGATTAATGGTACACAAGAAGACCTACATACTTTTATTGAAGACTTTAGACAAGAGTTTAAGAAGTTGCCACCAGAAGACATTTCTTTTCCAAGAGGTGTAAATGGTCTGAAAGAATATGCTGATTCAGTTATGATGTATAAGAAAGGCACACCTATTCATGTTAAGGGTGCAATTCTTTATAATCATTATTTGAAACAGATGAATTTGACAAAGACTTATGCTCTGATACAAGAGGGTGAGAAACTTAAATTCACGTATCTGAAACAACCTAATCCTTTCAAAGATACAGTCATATCATTTCCAAATAGATTACCTAAAGAGTTTGGTATGCATGACTATGTTGACTATGATATGCAATTTGAAAAGTCATTCCTTGAGCCCATCAAAGTGATTTTAGATTGTATGAATTGGACAATTGAGAAACAGAATTCACTGGAGAGTTTCTTTGGATAATATCCGTATCATTAAAACAGGTATCAATGTCTCAAAAATAATGAGACAGTTAGAAAAGTATCCTGAAGATTGGGGTGCTCAAAAAAACATTGAAGGCGCTAAGTCTTTGTTAGACAAAGGCTTTATGAATCTACCTGCTGGTGTTATGCAATTAGTTATTGGTGCTGTCACTGACGTAAATCAATTCGTTGGTGATAGTGAAATTAATATTGCAACACCAGCATATGATAGACACACAGAAGTCATTCAGTTTCTCAGAAGGCACTTTCATAGTTTTTGCAGATGCGGTTTTCTATCACTAGAAAAAGGTGGTGAAGTCGGTCAACATATTGATATTGGTTCATACTATCAAACTAAGGATAGATATCATTTATCAATTCAAGGCCGATATGAATACACTGTTGGTGGAGAAACTGTAATCGTTGAACCAGGTACTTTACTTTGGTTCAATAACAAATTAATGCACGGAACAAAAAACATAGGAGATTGTACGAGAATTACCTTTGTGTTTGATGTTCCACATTCAAAGAAGAACCCATGATACAAGTACTGTTACCATTTCTAACTGCAATAGGATTATCAGCGATTGCAGCATACTATTCTGTTATCGGACTCGCACAGATATTTCCAGGTTCATACTGGCCAATTATCATTATGGGTTCTGTACTTGAAGCATCAAAGTTGGTAACAGTATCTTGGTTGTATAACAACTGGAATGATACTGCAAAGATAATGCGTTATTATTTTTTAGGTGCCATCATTCTTTTAATGTTGATTACATCAATGGGTATCTTTGGTTATCTTTCAAAGGCACACCTTGATACAAACATTGTTGTTGGTGCAAATAGTGTTCAATTAAAAACACTAGAATCACAAGAGAAGATTGCAAAAGAAAGATTGAATTATCTATTGCAAAGAGCAGGCGACCCAGCAACTGCAACACGGAAGATTGATGTACAAATCCAAGAAACACAGGCAGAACTCAAAAGAATTTCAACTGATAAGTTACCTTTGTTATCAGAAGAAAACAAACTAACGGCAGAAATTGGTCCTATCAAGTACATAGCCGAGTTATTCTATAGTAAGGATGATCCGAACTTCATAGATAAAGCAGTACGAAGTGTAATTCTAATTATCATTATCGTATTCGACCCATTGGCAGTGTTGTTATTGATTGCATCAAATCAAACATACCAAAGACTAAAGATACCAGTTGAAGTAGAACCGACTAAGAAGGCAAAGAGGAAAAAAGAACTTGACAGCACCCCTACTATTAGTGTAGAATCATTCATGGCGGATGATAGAAACGAAGTTATACCTAAAACACAGATTACCAAAATGAATGGAGATTTTAAATGAGTTTATTGGATAAGATTAAAAAGAATTCAACGATTAAAGATAGTGCAATTCTATCTAAATCAAAATTCTTTACTGAGAAAGATATGGTTACAACAGGTGTGCCAATGATTAACGTGGCACTATCTGGAAGACTTGATGGTGGTATTGTGCCTGGTCTTACAATGTGGGCAGGACCATCAAAACACTTTAAGACTGCCTTCAGTTTGCTAATGGCGAAATCGTATATGGACAAATACCCTGAGGCAGTCCTTTTATTCTATGATTCAGAGTTTGGTACACCAGTAAAATACTTTGAAACATTTGAGATTGATATGGACAGAGTATTGCATACACCTTTGACTGACATTGAACAGTTGAAGTTTGATATCATGCAACAATTATCTGAGGTGAATCGTGGCGATAAATTGATTATCATTCTTGATTCTATTGGTAATCTTGCATCAAAGAAAGAAGTTGAAGATGCACTAGAAGGCAAATCAGTTGCTGATATGAGTCGTGCAAAACAAGTTAAGAGTTTGTTCCGTATGGTAACTCCACACTTGAACATCAAAGACATTCCAATGGTTGTTGTTAATCACACCTACAAAGAGATTGGTATGTTCCCGAAAGATATCGTTGGCGGTGGTACAGGTTCTTACTACTCTGCTGACAACATCTATATCATCGGCCGCCAACAAGAAAAAGACGGAACAGAAATTGTTGGTTACAACTTCATTATCAACGTAGAAAAATCTAGATATGTTAAAGAAAAATCTAAAATACCTATCTCTGTATCTTTTGATGGTGGTATTAGTAAGTACTCTGGTCTACTTGACCTTGCGATGGAATCCGGGCATGTGGTCAAGCCAACCAATGGTTGGTATGCAAAGGTAGACCAGAAGACAGGCGAGATTGGTGATAAGAAACGTATCGCTGATACTGCAAATGCTGAGTTTATGGAATCTATCCTAAAAGATTCCAAATTCAAAGACTTCATTAAACAAAAATATGAGATTGCATATGGGAACATTATGGGAGAAACTCCTGTTCTGGAAGAAGAAACAGGCGATGTATAACGAAGGCGTTGATTATAATTTTATCAACTTCAAAGACAGTGATTTAACTGGTATAGAACTCCTTGTAGAAGAATATAAAGGGGTGATATACCATTATCACAAAGCGAAGATTGTAGAAGAAGGTGAATTTGCTCGTTTGCAATTCGGATATACGATTGTTCATCCAGGTGAACAAGACATTGATGACTTGACAAACGATCCAAAATTGCATACAATCATGGGTGACATACTTAGTGTAATTATAACGGCTCAAAATGAACAGACTAGAACAGACAATAATCAAGAATTTGATATACAATGAGGAATATGTTCGTAAAGTATTACCATTCATTCGACCAGATTATTTCTCTGACAACACCGAAAAGGTAGTATTCAAAGAAATATTTGAATTCATTAATCAGTACAAGAATCCTCCTACGCATGAGGCACTTGTAATCAATTTCACAGAGAAGAAAAATCTAACTGAGCCTCAAGTACAAGAGGCAATCGAATTACTAAACAAAGTACATTCAGATAGAGATGAACCAACTGAAACACAATGGCTGATTGAACAAACTGAAAAGTTTTGCCAAGATAAAGCCATCTACAATGCCATTATGGAATCTGTTTCTATTTTGGATAGTAAGGGTGAGAAAAGAACTAAGGGAGAAATCCCACAACTTCTAAGTGATGCTCTTGGTGTTTCATTTGATAATAACATCGGGCATGATTACACACAAGATTATGATTCTCGTTATGATTCATACCACAAAGTAGAATCACGTATTCGTTTTGACCTTGACCTCTTTAATAAGATTACAAAGGGTGGTCTTCCAATTAAGACATTGAACATTGCACTTGCTGGCACTGGTGTTGGTAAGTCTTTGTTCATGTGTCACGTTGCTGCTGGTAATTTGTCGCAAGGACAAAATGTTCTCTATATCACAATGGAGATGGCAGAAGAAAAGATTGCAGAACGTATTGATGCTAATTTGCTAAATATTGATTTGGATGAATTGAAAACAATCAGTAAAGAAGATTACACAAGAAAATTCTCTGCATTGAAATCTAAGACACATGGTAAACTAATCATCAAAGAATACCCAACTGCTGGTGCAAGTGTACTCCACTTCCGTGCATTGTTGAATGACTTGGCTTTGAAGAAGAATTTCAGACCTGATATTATCTTTATTGATTATCTAAACATCTGTTGTTCTGCTAGAATTAAACCTGGTGCAAACGTAAACAGTTACTCATACATCAAGGCGATTGCAGAAGAACTACGTGGTCTTGCTGTTGAGTTTAGTGTACCAGTTGTATCTGCAACACAAACAACACGTAGTGGTTTCAGTAATTCGGATCCTGGTCTTGAAGATACTTCAGAATCTTTTGGTTTGCCTGCGACTGCTGACTTTATGTTTGCGTTAGTGAGTAATGAAGAACTTGAGGCTCTAGGACAAATTCTGGTTAAACAGTTGAAGAATCGTTATGGTGATCCTAACTTGTATAAACGATTCGTTCTCGGTATTGACCGTGCGAAGATGAGACTATATGATGTTGAAGAATCCGCACAACAAGATATTGCTGATGCAGGCATTCCTGATAAACCTCTGAACACATTTGGTAACCGTGAACGAAGAAAAGACTTTGGTGGTTTGAAAGTATGATTAAAGAAGAACTTGTAGATTACTTTTCTAAAACTTGTGATAGTCGTGGCATACCAAATGTCAAATCAGAAAATTGGAAATCATTGATTGTTACATATGAAAAAGATGATATTCGTCAATCTTTGGCTGAGTATGTACATAGAAACAATGTTCCTTTTCCGACAAATGATTGCGAGTTGCATGAAGTGAATAGTTATTTCACTGACTTCTATTATCGTTCTCATTTAGACCAGTACAAAGATTTTGATGTAGTTGAAGAACGATACAATTACAAATACAAATACTCTGATATGCCTTTAGGTGTGATTGATAAATCAAATCATTACAATGTAGTGAGTGATTATTTTCAGCAAATGAACCGAATGAAATGTGGTTCTAATTCATCATCTGCACCATTAGAAATCTGGAACGACAAAGATAAGTTAAGTAAGATGAACTGGACTTTTTGGCGTGAAGGTATTATGGGTGACAATGATTTGAATGAGGCTACATTTCGTACTGCATTTAGATTAGGCACATATACTGCAACACAATTCAGACCATCCGTTGCAAAAGCCTTGTATGAAAAACATAAGGCACAAAATGTATTAGATACATCATGCGGATGGGGTGATAGACTTGCAGGATTCTATGGCACACCATGTACAAAGATGTATGTTGGTTGTGACCCAAATCCTGATGTGTTTGAGGTGTACAAGAAACAATGTGTCGCATATGAAAGACTTCTTGGTGGTGAACCAACTCTAATTGAGAAGACAGATTACTTTGAATGTATCGGTAAGAAGACTGTAAAGATTTGGAATCTTCCATCAGAAGATGTGAATTGGGATTTGTATGTTGACACATTCGATTTCTATTTTACATCACCACCTTACTTTGAAACAGAGAAGTATGCAACAGATACTGACAAGGCTGCCAATCAATCATGGTCGAGATATGATTCATTCAATGGATGGAAATATGATTTCTTCTTTAAGGTAACTGAGACAGTATGGAAGACAATCAAACAAGATGGTTATATGATGATAAACATCATAGAACCACGCACCAAGGGGTCTAAAAGACTTCCTCTGTGTGATGACATGGTTGAACACTTTGCATCATTTGAAGACTCTTTTTATGTTGGCAAGATAGGTATGCGTATGATGGCCAGACCCAATGCCGTAGAATTGAAAGATGTGTTTATTGAACCGATATGGGTGTTTCGTAAAGGAAATTCAGAGTATCCAAAGACAGAAAAGAATACCCTAGATTCATTTTTCGCTTGACATAATACGGCAGTTGTGATAGTATAAATACCTAATAAACAATTTAGGTATTTAAAATGAAAATTCCAACGAAAGTTAATGTAGACACAGAAGGAAAAGTCTCTGGTGCAGGTTCTGAAGTAACTGCTTTGGCAGAGAGTTTGCAGGCCTATGCTTGTGCAACACGCCAACATTTAGGTAAAGATTTAACCGATGTTCACCAAATAACAGAAAAAACTACTTCTGATGCTGATTGTGATAGAACATTAAAACAATGTATGGCGGGCCTAGATGAAAATTGGTTCAGAAGTGTTGTGTTAACTGCTAATTTGATTTTTAAAGAAGTTCCTGGTGCAAGTACAGGTAAAAATTTTATTTTCTACAGAGGTGGAAAAGTAGTTGATGACATTTATAATGAGTGGAGAAAACACAAAAAGAATAGTGGTATAACTGGTGATGATAAATGGAATCCTGCTGACATTTGGATGATTAAAAAAACATTCAGATTCAAATCAGGATGGAATACTTTAACGGAATATAATCGTTATGTGTATGATGAATTTGCATATACTAATATGATTGGTATTTCATTGAAAAAAATTGGACCAAAAGATTTGCCACATTCTAAGTTTTTTAATAATGGTAAACCTCTTATTGCAAAATTTACAGGCGTTAAACTTGGTATGAATATGACTGATTCGAAAGACATTTACATACAATACAATGCCGAAGGTGCCGCAGGTGAAGTACAGTTGAGAAACTTTTCAAGTCGTCCAGTTCCATCTTCTTGGCAAGGTGAAATTAAAGGTAAAGCGGCCGCAGGTGGTAAAATCGGTGGCGGTATTATTTTTGAAGGTGCTATTGATGTTGGTGTTCAAAAAACAAAACTAACATTACCACAACAAACGCCTATTGATAAACCATCAGATGCCGATTTTAAAAAATTTGCGATGATGTTTAAAGAACTATCAGGATCAAAAGAGAAACTAGAAACACTTATTACTCAAGCAAAAACTGGCCACAGAAAAGATAAGACTTGGTGGATGTCTAAGTATATTGGAATCAATTTAGTTTATACAGTCTTAAAAGATAATAAAATGGATGCGTTATGTGCATATATTTTCCAATATGCATCATCAGCAACAAAGAACAGTAGTATATTCATAAAGTACAGTTAAAATGAAATTCGCACAATTTTTAACCGAAGCAAAAAAAGAAGGTGCGAACCTTCACCTAGAACACCTTGAAGATGAAATTCTCAATCGTGGTGTTGCTGGTGCTAGAGATGCAATTAATTTTCTACAGGCATTAAGAGATATGCTTGCAGGCCATTCAGCAGTAAAAGTAAACACCACAACAAAGTGGGATGGTTCACCTGCAATCTTTTGCGGTATCAATCCTGACAATGGTCAATTCTTTGTTGGTACAAAGGGTGTATTCAATGCAAATGCAAAGTTAAACTATACAGATGAAGACATTGATAAGAACCATCCAGGTGAAGGGCTTAATGCAAAATTAAAAGTTGCACTACGTTATCTACCAAAACTTGGTATCAAAGGTGTGTTGCAGGGTGATATGATGTTTGCAAAGGGTGACCTGTCAGAGAAGACACTTGATGGTGGAGACTACATTACATTTCAACCAAACACATTAATCTATGCTGTGCCCTCTGATTCTAAACTTGCAAAGACTATGCAGGCTGCACAGCTGGGTGTTGTCTTTCATACTTCATACACAGGTAAAACATTTGCTGATATGAAGGCATCATTCAATATTGATATTAAGAATTTAACACCAACTAAAGATGTTTGGTTCCGTGATGCATATTTCACTGATGCATCTGGCACTGCATCATTCACAGAAGAAGAAACAAAACAAATTACCTATATTCTATCTGATATCGGTAGAGTATTCAAACAAACAAACTCAATGTCTATCGGTAGAATTTCTGGTAATGATACAGTTAGAGAATACATTAAGACATTCAACAACACCAAAGTGCGTGAAGGGCAAAAGATTACTAATACAGCCGCACACACAAGAGAGTTAATGAGATGGGTTGAAGAAAAACTAAACAAAGATATTGTCTCTGCAAAGATGGAGAAGACAAAGAGAGATAAGACGATGATTAAGAATGAAATCATGCGTACTCTCCGTAACAGTGCAAACGATTTGAAAAACATATTTGATATGCAGAACAGCATGGTAGATGCCAAGAATATGATTATCAAAAAGTTACAACAGATGAAACAAGTTACGAGTACATTCGTACAAACAGAAGACGGTTTCAAAGTGACAAATCCAGAAGGTTTTGTTGCAGTTGATAAACTAACAGGCAACGCAGTTAAGTTGGTTGACAGACTTGAATTTAGTCATTTGAATTTCACCGCACAGAAAAATTGGAGTAAATAATGCCCGCATATGATATAAACAAGATTATGGCAGAGTACGGAGACAATGACTTTGGTTTCTCTGCTGTATCAGAAGAAGAATATAATGCTGTAATCAATGAAAAAGATGAGACAGTAGAAAACTATAAGCACAGATTGGCAGAAGTAGAGAAGTTGATTATGCCATTCTTAACTAATTTGTTGAAGACTGCTGACAAACCTTATATCAATTGGCCTAATCGTAAACCAATTTTAGAGGCACAGATTCAGAAAGTTTTAAGTCTGACAAGAGGATAAAATGACAGAAGCGGTTCAACGAATTGTGCGAAGAAGACAATTAAAAGAAGGCAGTAGTCCTGATATATTGCCTCCATCGGGTGGTGGAAACGATGGTACGACTTATTTGTCGAATACATATAAGAGAGACACACCAGGACAGAGTGTTAAGAAGAAGATAAAACGATTTAAAGATTATTAATTATTGGAGTTTGTTATGGAAGATATAGTGGTTGGTTGTATCACAGGATACAACTTTGATAAAATTAGACCTTGGGTAAATTCATTAGACACTTGTGGATTTACTGGCACAAAGGCTATGATTTGTTATGATGTAGATTATGACACAGTTGACGAATTGGTGAAACGCAAATACACCATCCTTGCTTTCGGTAAGGACGAAGAAAAAAGAAGATTCAAATACAAAGAGGATTTCTCAATTGTTGTTGAGAGATTTTTGCATATGTGGTATCTTCTAAAGAAATTCAAAGGTCAATATCGTTACATCATTACTACAGATGTTAAAGATGTTGTCTTTCAAACAAACCCATCAACTTGGCTAGAGAACAACATCGGCGACAAAGAAATTAATGTTGCATGTGAATCTATTCGCTACAAAGATGAAGAATGGGGTAATCACAATCTTATGAAAGCATTTGGTGCTCTCATACATGACCACAACAAAGACAATTTAATTTACAATGCAGGCACAGTATCTGGTAAGTTTGATACTATGGTTGATTTGTTCCTAAACATCTATATGCTATGTAACAGTACCTCTCATTACACTGAGGGTGGTGGGGGACCAGACCAAGCGGCATTAAACATTTTGCTAAATATGAAATCATATAAAGACATTACCAATTTTGCAATGTCAGATGATGGATATGCCGCACAATTAGGCACAACAGGACCTCAGATTGCAGGCAAATATGGGTCTAAGCTAGTTGACAAATCTCCAATTTTAGTAGATAATACAGTATGTACAAGTGACGGAACTCCTTTTGCAATCGTACATCAATATGACAGAGTACCCGAATGGAAAAAAATTATAGAGGCAAAATATGAGTGAGATTCTAACAATCAATACTGTAGATAATATAATGAGAAGTACAGGCGCACCAAAGCCTGGTTCTTCGGATCCTTGGGATCATTTGCCTCCTGACCAATGGGTAGAGAAACAAGTTGAATGGGGTAAGAAGAACATATCAGGTTCTGGTCTTGTAGAACATATCAATAAACTAAAAGGTGATTTGATTGGTGTTGAGATTGGTGTTTGTCTTGGCGTTACTACAGAACTCTATGCAAAAGAAATTCCTAATCTAAAGAAACTATATGCAGTAGACCACTATCCATCATTCATTGATTGGAACGGAACTGTTGTTAGTGAAGACAGACAAGAGGCTATGAAACAACATGCAGCTAATCGTTTGCAACCATACAAAGACAAAATTGAATTTGTATATACATCAAGTGTAGAATTTGTACAGACACTAGAAGATGAAAGTTTAGATTTTATTTTTATTGATGGTGACCATTCATATGAAGGTGCATTAAGAGACTTTAAGAATTTCTATCCGAAAGTTAAAAGGGGTGGCATCTTTGCAGGTCACGACCTTTACATTCCGACTGTAGAGAAAGCACTGATGGAGTTTTTCGGTAATATGGATATAGAATCTGTATCTCAAAATGCTTGGTTCAAGATTAAGGCTTGATATGAAGAAGTATAAAAAGATAATTGTTTGGGGTGCAAAATTAGACAGTGGACATACACATGGTTTTATCCATGAGGCTTGTGTACGTGCTGCAAAGTCTATGGGTATTGATGTATACTGGTTAGACAACAGAGACAATGTTGAAAACTCATTCTTTGATAATGCAATCGTCATTACAGAACAATGGTTGGCATTTCAAAATGGATTCAGTAACAATCTTCCATTGAACAAGACTGCATGTTATTTTGTACATTATCTTGGCAACAGAGGACCAGTTGAAGGTAATCCAGGCGCATCAATGTATCTTGGTAAAGTAGGTAAACTGATTGACTTTAGATTTACTGCTGAACATGGTTGGGGTTCTAATGGTGTAGAAGACAAGAACTACAATTACAAATTTGAAAAAGAAAAGTATGATGCATTTAATGATGTATCATTTTATGAACATGACACAGACTATGATAATTTCTACACTGTATGGGCTACAGACCTGTTACCAGATGAAATTAATTTTGAAGACAGATTTAAACCATTAGAGAACAGAGCATTTTTCTGTGGTACGATCCGAGAAGACAATCAGGAAATGTTCATGCCGTTTATTAAGAGATGTGAAGATAGTAAAATACCTTTTCTATACAACACACCATGGCAGAATCCATTACCAACAGAAGTTGTTAGAAAATATGTTGTGGAGTCTTTGTTGCCACTTGATTGCAGACCAAAGAATCATCTTGTGAATGGTTACATTGCTTGTCGTGCAATTAAGAATGTTAGTTATGGCGCATTAGGTCTTACTAACTCAAAAACAATTTATGATTTCTTTGATGGTGAAATTGCATATGCACCAGACTCAGGTGACTTGTTTGATGTTGCATTAGAGATGCAAAGAAATCCAAAGACTAAAGACTTGATTCTAAATCAAATGAAGAAGATAAAAGAGCATCATACATATATTAATAGAATTAACGATATTATTAGAGCTGCGGAGATTTGATATGAGAATTTTGATTACTGGCCACATGGGTTTTGTGGGCAAATATTTTATGCGTAAGTATGCTGAACATGACATTGTGGGTATTGATATCAAAGAAGGCAACGACTGCCGAGATTTTTTCAAAACAAATGATAGTTATTTTGACCTAGTAATTCACCTTGCAGCAATTGTTGGTGGTCGTCAAACGATTGAAGGCAACCCACTTTCAGTCGCAACAGACTTGGCGATTGATTCAGATATGATTCAATGGGCATTAAAAACAAAACCAGGTCGAGTAGTTTATTTCTCCTCATCAGCCGCATATCCAATTGAACTACAAGACTTGGAAAGAAAAAATAGATTAGTTGAATCTTTTATTGATTTGAAGAAAACAAAAATGCCTGACTTGACATATGGTTGGGCAAAACTAACTGGTGAATTCTGTTTACAATTCTTAGAAGAAGCTGGTGTCAGAGTACATGTGTTCAGACCATTCAGTGGGTACGGAACAGACCAAGACTTAGACTATCCTTTCCCATCATACATTCATCGTGCAAAGAATTTAATGAACCCATTTGATATTTGGGGTGATGGGCACCAAGTACGTGACTTCATTCACATGCAAGATATTGTAGATGCAGTTGATGAAGCAATCAAACAAGACATTCAAGGTCCTGTAAATCTTGGTTCTGGTATCGCAACATCATTTAATGAATTGCAACAAATCGTTTGCGGTATTCAAGGATACAATCCAGAAGTTAATCATATCAAAACTGCACCAGTTGGTGTGATGTATCGTGTTTGTCATCCAGATAAAATGTTATCGTTCTACAAACCAAAAATTAATATCTACGATGGTATCTCTAGAGCATTAAAAGGTGTCATATGAAAATTGTAATTGTAACTGGTGGATTCGACCCATTACATTCAGGTCATATTGCCTATATTAATGCAGCTAGAGCTCTTGGTGATTCTTTAATTATTGGAGTTAATTCCGATGAATGGTTACGCAGAAAGAAAGGGCAAGAATTTATGCCTTGGGAAGAACGTGCAACTATCATTTTGGCACTTCAAAATGTTGACAGAGTTATTAACTTTGATGACAGTGATAACAGCGCCAAAGATGCTATTAGAAAAGTAAGAGCAATACATCCAACGGCTCATATAATTTTTGCCAACGGCGGAGATAGAACAAAAGAAAATATTCCAGAAATGGACTTACTTAAAGAAATGCTTCAGTTAGAATTTGTCTTTGGTGTTGGTGGTGAAAACAAAATGAATTCATCATCATGGATTCTAAAAGAATGGAAAAACCCTAAGACTGAAAGACAATGGGGACACTATCGTGTTTTACATGAAACACCAACAGTCAAAGTCAAAGAGTTAGTAGTAGAACCAGGCAAATCTTTGAGTATGCAGAAACATTTTTTGAGAAATGAACACTGGCATATTTCAGAAGGTGTTGCAACTATTACGCAAGAGAGTTCCCATTCTGCAAGAAAGTATCAGTTAGAGGCTCAGAAAAGTTTAGAGATACCAGTTGGCACATGGCATCAACTATCTAATGAACAAGAAACTGAATTGAAAATTATTGAGATACAGTATGGCGAAAAGTGTATTGAAGAAGATATTGAAAGAAGAAAATGATTATTGATATAGGATCAGGTCCATGGCCTAAACCAGATGCACACATTCGTATGGACTTCAACGATTGGCCTGGTGTGAATTGTAAACATGATTTGTTAGAGACACCTTATCCATTTGGTGATGAAGTGTTTTCAAAGGCATACATGGGTGATGTAATTGAACACATCTACATTTTCGATATAGATAGAGTACTAACAGAAGTACATCGTATTCTAAAGAAAGATGCAGTCTTTGAAGTTGTTGTGCCTGATGCACGATGGATTTTTGAAAGAGTTGTTAAGGGTGATTGGAAAGAAAAAGCAAATGCTGGTTGGTTGAATCAATCAGATGATGATTGGAAAAATGCAATGTCATATTTGTTTGGTGGTTTCCATAACAAAGAAGAATACAAAATGCCAGGCATGGGGCATGTAAATGCATTTGATACAGACTCACTTAAAAAGTTGTTAGAGAAGAATGGTTTTGTAAATTGTCGTAGAGTACCTGATACTCGTAATCCAGAACCTGCGGCTGGTTCAATATTGAAAATGATTTGTGAAAAAGGTTAATTATGAAAAAGACAGCATTTGTAACAGGCATCACTGGTCAAGATGGACCATATCTTGCAAAGTTTTTACTGAGTAAAGGATATCATGTATATGGATTGATGAAACGATATTCAAATCCTAATACAGACAATCTAAAATTTCTAAACATTGAAAACGATATTGAGTTAGTGACTGGTGATATCACTGATGAAAATTCTATGAGTCATTTAGTCAAGTCAATCAGACCGGATGAATTCTATAATCTTGCAGCACAAAGTTTTGTTGGTTCTAGTTGGGACTTGAATAAGTTAACAACAGAAGTAAATGCAATCGGTCCTCTAAATATTCTCAATTCGATTAGATTACATAATCCAGAAACACGATTTTATCAGGCAAGCACAAGTGAGATGTATGGTAATGCAAAAGACAATCATCAAGATGAAACAACTCCATTCCATCCAAGAAGTCCATATGGTGTCGCAAAACTATATGCGTATTGGATTACAGTAAACTTCCGTGAGAGCTACAGTCTACACGCTTCTAATGGTATTTTGTTTAACCATGAATCACCCATCCGCGGAAAAGAATTTGTCACAAGAAAGATTACGGATGGTGTTGCACGAATAAAATTAGGTCTTGCAGATAAGATTACACTTGGTAATTTAGATTCTAAACGTGATTGGGGATTTGCAGGTGATTTCGTTGAGGCTATGTGGATGATGACACAACAAAAAGAACCTGGTGATTATGTTGTATCTACAAATGAATGTCATTCGATTTATGAATTCTTAGACTGTGCATTTAATCATGTCGGTATCACAGATTGGAAACAATATATTGCAAGTGACCCAAGATTCAAACGTCCTGCTGAATTGAATGTTCTTCGTGGTAACAATACCAAAGCGATAGAGACTTTAGGATGGCAAAACAAAACATCGTTTGAAGAATTAGTTAAGATGATGGTTGATGCAGATATAGAACGATTGAAATGAAAAAAATATTATACGTAGTTCACAGATACGCACCTTATCCTGGTGGTTCAGAAAACCATACAAGAGATTTGGCTGAAGAAACTCTAAGTCGAGGTCATCAAGTTGCTGTATTTACAGGTGAACACAAAGGTGATTGGAATGGAATTCATGTAACAAGTGACACTGCCATATTTAACTATCCATGGGACTTAGTTGTTGTTCATGGTGGTGATGTTGGTATTCAAAATCTTGTTCTTGTAAACATCAAAAATTTACCATATCCAGTATTGTATTACATAATCAAACCATCAGAAAGTGCTGTGTGTTTGCAAGCACTGAATGACGCAAAATGGGTTGGTTGTGGAACACCACAAGACTGGGATCATGTAATGAAACATGGTGCATTGAGTAGAAGTGTTAAGATTAATCTAAGTGTAAATGAAGCACATGCGATTGGTCGACCAGGTTTCCGTGAGAGATATGGCATCAAAACAAAGAATATGTTCCTATCATGCGGTGGATATTGGCCACATAAAGGCATGAAAGAGTTAGCAAAATTGTTTAGTATACTGAACATTCCTGATACAACATTAGTTTTGACTGGTTATGATAATAGACATGATTTGATGCCAGAAGAATCTGAGTTTATTAAACCTCTAATGCTTGAAGACAAGGCAGAAGTTGCTGATGCAATGAAAGAAGCCGACCTGTATATCATGCACTCATTTGAAGAAGGCTTCGGTCTTGTTCTTGTAGAATCTATGCTCAATCATACACCATGGGTTGCAAGAGATATTGCTGGTGCAACCATGATGAAAGAATTTGGTAAAACCTATACGAATGACAAAGAATTGTCTGACTATCTTGTCAATTTTAAACGACCAGATGACGAAAAACTTGATAATGCATACGAATATGCCGTTCATAATCACATCACAAAGAGTTCTGTAGACGCAATTTTAAAGCTGATAAATAACTAAATACGCTATTAACTAACTGCTGTAGAGGCGGAGAATGAAATTTAGAGATTTTATTAGAGAAAACAAAGAGGTTCACCATGTGACGGCATTTGGTCGCATGTCTCCTCCTACTACAGGGCATGAAGTCCTTGTAAACAAAGTCAAAGATGTTGCCAAATCTGTCGGCGGCAGTCACAGCGTAGTTCTATCTCACTCACACGATAAAGACAAGAATCCTTTATCAGCAGAAGATAAACTCAAACACGCAAAACGATTCTTCTCAAAAACGAATCTTTCTACTTCTAGTAAAGAATCGCCTACATTCCTTTCTCACGCAGAAAAGTTACACAAACAAGGTGTAACACACTTACACATGGTTGCAGGCTCAGACCGTGTTCCAGAATACGAAAAGAAACTTGCACAGTACAATGGTCCTGAAAAGGGTAAGTTATTCAATTTCAAAAAGATAACAGTACACAGTGCGGGTGAAAGAGACCCTGATGCTGAAGGTACTGCTGGTATGTCTGCATCTAAAATGCGAGCACATGCTAAAGAAGGCAACTTCAAAGAATTCAAAAAGGGTATTCCTAAACATGTACCTGAACATCATGCAAAAGAAATGTTTGCTGATGTGCGTAAAGGTATGCAAATCAAAGAGAGTATCAATGAAGAATTTGAATCTCTTTTGTTTGAAGGTGTACATGACAAAGCAATATTTAAAGTAGTATTTCTAGCAGGCGGACCAGGTTCTGGTAAAGACTATGTGCTAGATAATACACTTGCAGGCCATGGAATGACAGAGATGAATTCTGATAAGGCACTTGAGTTCTTAATGGACAAACAAGGTCTTGATAAGACTATGCCTGCATCAGAAGAAGAAAAAAGAAATATTGTTCGTGACAAAGCAAAGAGTGTTACAGAGTTGCGTCAACGTCTTGCGATTCTAGGTCGTAATGGTTTGATTATCAATGGCACTGGCGATGACGTAGAAAAGATTACAAAGATTAAAAGTAAACTAGAAGAAATTGGTTATGATTCATCAATGGTTCTAGTTAATACTGCTGATGAAGTATCTAAACAACGAAACATAGAACGTGGTCAACGTGGTGGTCGTACAGTACCAGAAAACATTCGTAAAGAAAAATGGGACAACGTACAACAAGGACGCCCTGAGTTTGCAAAGTTGTTTGGTGATAACTACATGGAGTTTGATAACTCTGAAGATTTAAGAAATGCACCACCTGATGTAGTCAAAGCTAAAAAAGATGAGATGCTTCAGATGTACACAAAGATGCAACAGTTCGTAGCACAACCACCAAGTAATCCTGTTGCATCAGCCTGGATTGCTATGGAGATGCAAAAGAAAGATACACTACCAATACCAAAAGATGGCGCAGAGAAGACTGCACATCCAGATTCAGGTGCGGCTGAAGAAGCTCGCAGAATGGGTTTGAAGTATTATGGTTTTGGTAGATATGGTAAAGATGGTAAGACAACACATAGAGTTGTGCATGATAAACTCGTTGAGGTTGAAAAAGAAGCACATAAAGAACCTAATGTTCCAACCTCAGGAAGTTCAATGAAGAAATCAGAACCTAAAAAGGTAAATGAAGAATTTGAGTCTTTCTTATCTGAATCAGAAGATGAATTATTTACAGAAGAAAAGAAAGTAAAATTGTTGAGAGATAAAAGCGGAAAACCAAGAGTATTCTTGCTACGCCGTTCAGCTGCAAAAGAATCCCATCTGCGTGGTGGTGAAGTAATGAAACATCCAAAAGGTTATGTAATTAAAATAAAAGAGGAGAATGACAATGTTGAGACTACTAAAGAGCTTCTTGAGCAACGCCAAGGAACCAAAACCATTAGAGACATCCTTACCGAAGGCAGAATTGCCAACAGAGGAATTGAAAGTGGAAACTACAACTTCACCCCAGCCGCAGACAGCATCGGTGTCAACAGTACAGAACAAGGTCAAGGTGAATCCAAACCGTACAAAGAAAAAATCACCATCAACCAAATCCGCACCAAGCAAAAAGCAGCCCTCCAAAACCACCAAGAAAGTATCGACAAAGGCATAGAGTCTGGTCTTTCAATGGCGAGTTCTGGTGAAAACTTAGCACGCCCATCTGGTGAAAAGATTGACTTGAAAAGAAAAGGCAAGTCAACTAGTATTCCAGAATCAATTGGTGCTGGTGGTGAAGATGCAACATCAACTTCAGATAATAATGAATTAGAGTTGAAAAGAAAAGGCATCAATCTAAAAACATTCAAAGCAAACAGGTCCATAAGTTCATGAAATCATTTAAGTCATTTATTGCAGAAAGATGTTGGCCTGGTCACAAAGCTGTACCAGGTAAAAAACCATATTCTCCTGGTTCTTGTGTGAAAGAAGAAGAAATGAATGAAGACTGGAGTAAAGTCAACAAAGCCGATAAAACAGATGGTCTTTCACAGAAGGCAGTTAATGCGTATCGTAGAGAACATCCTGGTTCTAAATTAAAGACTGCGGTAACAAAAGACCCATCTAAACTAAAAGCAGGTTCAAAAGATGCAAACAGAAGAAAATCTTTTTGCAGTAGAATGAGTGGTATGAAAAAAAGATTGACTAATCCAGAAAATGCAAGAGACCCTGATTCACCAATCAATAAAGCATTGCGCCGTTGGAATTGCTAAAAATTAAAATAAACTAGGAGAAAACTAATGTACTCAGATAATAAACAAATCCGTGATGTAGCCGATGTTGCGGCAAAAATCATGTATGGTCAACAACCAGTAACAGAAAAACTACATCCAAATCAACAACAATTGGATGTGCATGAGCCAGAAAAAGATGAATTGACTGCTGATGACTTCAAAAAACTTCGTGCTAAAAAAGCAGTGAAGAAAGAAGAAGCTGAGCAACAAGATGAAGCAATGTCTCATCAAGCTAAGACTACAATGAAACATATTCCTAACCCATCTCCTGCACTAAAGAAAGCCGCAAAGGATATTAAGCCCGGAATTGCTGGTTATCGTGACCGTATTGATATGCTTAAAGCCGGTGGTGTTAAAGAAGAAGTTGAAGTAATTGATGAAGTTAAGATGGCCGATTTGCCATCAACTAAAGTACAAGGTCGTTCATATGGTTCATCTAAGCCAGAACCACATGCAGTAGATACACTTAGAGGTCCTAAAGAAAAAGAATTGAAAGACATTGAAGCAGAGAAGAAAAAGAAACAAAAGAAATTTTCTGAAATGGTAAATCTATACCAAGAAAAAGGTTTGAAGTCTTTATCTGAAATGTTAGTTAAAGAAGAACCAGACAATGAACAATTCACAAAAGAATTGAAAGATGCCAAAGCAAAGTATGAAGGTAAGAAAAGAAATACTGAAATTGCAAAAGGTTCAGTTCAGGCAGTGAAGCAAGAAGAACTTGATATCAACGATATTAACGGTATTCAAATGTCTACTATTGAAGAACGTCATATGACTGATGGTGAAATGGACAAACGTGAGACAATCGTTAAATCAATGAAAAAAGGTATGGCAGGTTTCAAAGACCGTTATGGTGACCGTGCTAAGAATGTGATGTATGCCACCGCCAATAAACAGGCAATGAAAGACTAACATGAAGAAATTTTCTTCTTTACAAGAAGATTTGCGTAATTGGTTTAATCCAAATCATCCAAAAGGTGGTTGGAAAAGAGTAAACACAAAAGGTGAAGTTGTTGGTGATTGTGCTAGAGAGCCTGGTGAACCTAAACCAAAGTGTATGTCTAATGCACAGAGAGCATCATTAAGTAAAAAAGAAAAAGCATCTGCTGTGAGAAGAAAAAGAAAAGAAGATCCAAATGCAGAGAGACAGGGTGATCCAATCAATGTTAAAAGTAAGGTAAATGAAAATATGGAACAACTAGACGAAAAAAATAAACCGACTAATCCAGAGTTGTGGTCAAGAGCAATTGCTCAGGCAAAATCTAAATTTGATGTTTATCCATCTGCATATGCAAATGGTTGGGCATCAAAATGGTATAAATCTAAAGGTGGTGGGTGGGAAACAGTATCAGAAGATTCTGAAGTAAAAAGTAATTTGAAAACATTTAAGCAAATATCTGAAATTGTGAAATCTGATGTTAAAAATGATTTGAACTCACTTGATAAAATGTCTTTTGTTAAGAAACATGGTCTGTCTAAATCTGATGCAAAAATAAAAATAACTCAAGAGGCAAAAGAAAAAACCGAGTATGATTACGAAGGTGATATGGCTCGTGGTCAATTACAAAGTATCATTAGTAATGCTCAAAGAGTGCATGACATGTTGGAAGATGATACTAATATTGCTGAGTGGGTGCAATCAAAGATTACTCTTGCAGAAGATTATATTAGTACAGTTGCTAACTATATGATGAGTGAAGTTGATGAATCTGTTGATTTGGATGAAGCAGCTTCTGCTGCGGTTCGTATGCAACGTGCATTAGATAAGATTAAACAAAGTCGTGAAGCATCTGAAAGAAGAGCAAAAGAATTGTTAAATCCAAAACAACCAGTTCAAAAAGAAGAAGTTGAATTGCAAGAAGGTCGCCCATCACAGCGCCATCCTTTAGAGGGGCATGAGTATCATAAAAAATCTGATGAGGCATTAGTCCACATCGCTAAAGATGCACATGCAGCTGCTGAAGCAATGAAAGGTCATAACACTACTGCTGAAAACAAGTATCGTGACCAAGCAAATGATTCTGCAACAGTAAGACACTTCCGTAAGACAAGTGGCATGCCTGATTGGTACAAAAAGAAATATGGTCACATGAAAGAAGCATTCAGACCTATGGATGAACCAAACTACAATAACTCAATTGAAGCCCGTCAAAAGAAAGCTGACGAAAATAAAAATAAATCCACTGTAAAAAATATTGCTAAACAAGCAATGAAAAAACAGGTAACTAAAATGTCTGTTAAAGAAAGCCTTGAAGAATCTCGTAAGGCGGAGATTGTAAAAGACATTCTTAAAAAAGGTAAAAAGACTAATGATAGTAAGTTTGAACCTGAACCAGTTCTTGGAACAACTGTCGTTAAAGCTGATAATTGATTTAGTGATAACATAAATAGATAACAAAACTAATTTCTAGGAGAAAAATATGTCTTTATGGTCAAACGTAGACGCAAACACAGGCGCACCAAAGTATGTGACACAGTACTTGAATGTTTCTCAATCATCTGCTAACGTAAACTTAGCTTATGGTAATACAACTACAAGTGCTTTCATTACAGGTGCAAACGTAGGTATTTTTGGTGTTGACACAAACGAAATGGCAAACACAAATGCCTCTTCAATCGCAAGTCACCCAACACACGCTGGTTGGGTATTGCGTAAGGCAGGTACTGGTGGTCGTGCAAACCGTGTTACAACTGAAGTTTTGGTTGCAATGGGTTCAATGACTGGTGACGGTTCTGTATCCGCAAACGATAACTTAGTTTACGCTAACACATAATGAATTTCAAACAGTATTTGGCTGAACTTGATAGTCAAGTAAATCAAATTATTAAGGCGACTGATTCAGTCAGTCTTACGGATCCAGAAATTCGTGAGAAGATTAATCAGACCCTTAACCATGAACTAACTGATTTGATTCTATCTCCAGAATCTGGTGTTCAACGGGTTCGTAAAGTGCTAAAGTCCTTTGGTTTGGACATGCCTGCACTTTACGATGCCGAACCAGAGGGTGAAGAATTGGTTCTAGATATAGAATCATTCGATGGAGACGAACAGTTTTATCTTTATTTAATATATTACCTCGCTGATGATGGTCGTTATGATTTCTATGCTGAATTGACTGATGCTGAAGGCATAGAAGAAATCATGTCAGATGACGAGGAAGACGAAGAAGAATAATGTCCTTTGATGATTTAAATAATGATAACATCTTGATATACGCAATGAAAGCTTACGATAAACCTAACTGTATTATGAGTGAGTTTAAAGAAGACATGAAGCGGTTTAATTACCTTAAAAGACTGTTTAAAAGATATCGAAAACTCGGTGAACTTAGAGAGCAGCTGGTTGTAAATCACTTGGTTGTGTTGTATAATGTCTTTGGTCCAGAAGTTGTATCCAGACTTCTGTTCTTTAAGATGGCAAAGGAAGATTATTCTACCTTAAAAACATACATGTTATTTCTCAATATTATGCCTGAGAGAATTAGGGGTATTAAGGGACAAGAAATTATTTCTTCGAATATTCCGATTGATATGACAATAGCCGAAACTTTAAGAACAAAATAGTTTATCGTGGAACATAGTGAAAAAATTCAGTCAATACCTTACACCTGAAGAAAAACAACGCAATCTCTCCATTACAGAGAAGGCTTGGTTAATTGCGAAAGAAAAAGCTGAAGCAGAAGCCAAGTCACAAGAAGAACAAAAACTCCAAGAACAATTAGATAGAGAAGAACAAGAGAGAAAATCTGTTGTCTTTAAAATAAAAGATATAAACACCATTGTTGAAGAACGAATTGGTGATGAAGTTCCTGAGCTTGAAAACTTCTTGTCTGAAGCAGTACCTGTTTCAATTACTGGTGATACAGTATCAGATGTTCAAAACATAATCAATCAAGGTGCAAAGGGTGACAAAGGTGATCCTGGAGAACCTGGACCTAAAGGTGATAAGGGTGACACTGGTGACAAGGGAGAAAAAGGTGAACGTGGTGAACACGGTCTTCAAGGTTACGCAGGTGTAAAAGGTGACAAGGGTGATGTAGGTCCAAAAGGCGACCAAGGTATTCCTGGTCAACGTGGTCCAAGAGGTGAAAAGGGAGACAAGGGTGATAAAGGCGACACTGGAGAAACTGGTGCAGTCGGCGCTCAAGGTGATAAAGGTGACAAAGGGGATATTGGTGAGACTGGTGCTCAAGGTCCTCAAGGTGACAAGGGTGATACAGGGGAAAAAGGTCTAGATGGAATTCAAGGACCTAAAGGTGACAAAGGTGATAAGGGAGACCGTGGTGAGAAAGGTGACACAGGGCTGCAAGGTTTAAAAGGTGACACTGGAGAAAAAGGTCTTGATGGAAAAGATGGCGCCGATGGCAAAGATGGCAAAGACGGAAAAGATGGTAAGGACGGAAAAGATGGCGTCACACCAGACTTAAAGAAATTACATGAGAAGATAGACAAGTACTTAAACTCCATGAATTTTGGAAGTGGCGGTGGTTCTGGTTCTTATTGGTTGAATGATTTAGGTGATACCGACCATGCAAGTCTTGTTAATGCAAGTAATGGTCAAGTTTTAACATTTGATGAGTCGGTAAAGAAATGGGTTGCATCCAATCCTACCGGCGGTGTGACTAGGATAGTCGCAGGCGCAAACATAAATATTAGTCCAGCGGATGGTCGTGGTGAGGTTACAGTTAGTTCAACTGCAACAAGTGGTGGTGGCAGTTTAGATTTTGGATATTTTACAGCACCAGCAGGATTTAGTTTAGACATGGGCGCATTTTAATGAATAGGGACAAATAATGCCATTACAAATACGTAGAGGCTTAGAATCGGTTAGAACAACAATCGTTCCTGCTGATGGGGAGATGTTGTATACCACTGACAATAAAGCACTTTTTGTTGGTGATGGTGCTACTCCAGGCGGAAATCAAGTTAGTGGAGCATTAGATTCAGATGCAAGAACAACTGCTGCTGCTGCATTTAATAAAGCAAACTCTGCAAACACATTAGCGCAGTCAAGTTATGATAAAGCAAATAGTTCCAATGTAATTGCACAATCAGCTTTTGATAAAGCAAACTCTGCAAATATTTTAGCACAAAGTTCATATTCTTTTGCGAATAGTGTAAATGTTAAAATAGATTCCGCATATACATTCGCAAACACAGTAAATACTAAGACAGATGCAGCTTTTAGTAAAGCAAATTCTGCAAACACATTAGCACAGGCTGCGTTTGATGCCGCTAATGCTGCAGGTTCAAGTGTATTCACACAAGCATCTTTTGACAAGGCTAATTCTGCAAACGTAATCGCACAAGCAGGATTTGATTTTGCTAACACAGTAAATGTTAAAATAGATTCCGCATATACATTTGCAAATACAATCAACACAAAAACAGATGCGGCATTTACAAAAGCAAATTCTGCAAACACATTAGCACAGGCTGCGTTTGATGCCGCTAATGCTGCAGGTTCAAGTGTATTCACACAAGCATCTTTTGACAAGGCTAATTCTGCAAATGTGATTGCTCAAGCCGCATTTGATGCTGCTAATTCCGCTGGATCTAGTGCTTATACACAGTCTGCGTTTGATAAGGCTAATAGTGCAAATATAATTGCTCAAAGTTCTTATGCGTTTGCTAATTCTGTAAATGTAAAAGTAGATTCTGCTTATGCATTTGCTAATACTGTTAATATCCAAGTTGATTCTGTATATGCTTTCAGTAATACAGTAAATCTTAAAGTAGACTCTGCATATGCATGGTCTAATACCATAAACGTAAAAGTAGATTCAGTATATAATTTTTCAAATACAGTAAATATCAAAGTTGATAGTGCATACGCATTTGCTAATGCAGTCAACATTAAGACAGACTCTGCCTTTGATAAGGCTAATGCAGCAAATGTATTGGCGCAGGCTGCATTTGATTATGCAAACACTATATCTGGTGGTACTTCGGCTGATGGAATAGCACGTGCTCAGGCAAACGCTGCCTTTGATAAAGCTAATGCAGCGAATGTACTTGCACAAAGTTCATATTCTTTTGCAAACACCGTTAACGTAAAAGTAGATTCAGTCTATGCTTTTGCTAACATAGCAAATACTATAGCACAATCTGCATATGATACTGCTAACTTAGATGTAACAAGTTTGACTGTAACAACTGGTGTATTTGGTAATGCATCAATCGTTCCTGTTGTTACAGTACTTGCAAATGGCCGAGTATCATCGGTAACAAATACAACGATTGCTATATCTGCCGCACAGATTACATCTGGTGCATTACCATTCGCACAAGGTGGAACTAATGCATCATCATATACAACAGGTGCATTACTAACAAGTAACGGCACTTCTATTATTTCACTTGCAAACACAGGTACTGCCGGCACTTACGCTAATGCAGCCTATGTTCCAGTCATTACAACCGATGCTTATGGTCGTGTATCTGCCGTTACAAATACAGCGATTGCAATAGACACAGCCGCAATCACCTCAGGAACAATCGCTGATGCAAGACTGCCAACCAAAGGTACTGCTGGTACTTACGCTAATGCAACTTATGTTCCTGTTATTACGACCGATGCATATGGTCGTGTAACTGGTATAACAAACACAGCGATT